GCGCGCGCGATATTGGCCCAGACACCGGCCTGTTCGGGCAGCAGCACAAAGCCGCTCATGTAATGCTGCTGCGCCAGCGGATAACCCAACCGCTGCTGCATCAGTGCAAGGCCCGACTGCTGATCCGCAAATCGCCCCTCGATCGCCCAGTCATAGTCTTCGAGCTGCAGCACATCGAAGGCGGGCCAGGCCCAGCCGACGGGCACATTGGCACGCCGGGCATCGGGGGCGGCGGCATCGAGCACCGTCGGCAGATAGACCAGGACCAGCGATTCGACCGGCGCAGGTGCGACAGCATCGCGCACCGCCTGGACAAGGGCCAGGGTCGAGTCCGCCAGCATCTGCCCGGCCTGATCGAGCATCGCTTGCTGCGCAGCATTCATCGGCGCGCGGATGGTCGGGATCGATACCTGCGCCGCACCAAAGGCTGCACTGGCCGCAGCATCGTAAAGGCAGATGCGCCCATCGGGCATGATCCACCACCATGGTTCCCCTACCTGAAACCGCACCGGCAACTCGGCCTCGGCCAGGATCTGCGCGAAGGCGCTGCCCACGGCCTGCAGATAGGCCATCGCGCCGGCATGGGCGGGGCTCAGCAGGGTCGAAGGCGGTACCCAGCCGGTCAACGCAGCGTCGCCATTTTCCGCGCGTTGCTTCCAGTCTTCGGGGCAATGCGCGTCAAACAGCTCATAGGACAGCGAGATGATCGGGCTGAGGCCCCAGCGCTTGGCCTGCTGTGAAAAGCTCCGATGCCAGGCCGCACAAGGCGGGTTGATCGCGCCGTCTGCGGTCGTCACCAGCAAGTCCGCACCGGCGCGCGCCAGCGAGAAATAGTGGCTCATGCCCACATAATGGTTGATCGATCCGCGATAGCCCAGACCGATCATGTTGCGCACAATGCGCGCGGGCGTGAGGTTGAAACTGTCGTCATAGGCGGTCGCCATGGCCAGGCCATTCGGCGGCACCAGAACATCGCCAATCTCCAGCACCGAACGCGCCCCGTCACAGACGATCGCGGTCATCTCCACCCAGCCATTGGCGGGGGCTGCAAGCGCGCCCGGGCTTTCGTCAAAATCGGGCGGGACGATCGAGATGAACATCCGGTCGATATCGCCAGGGTGGACCGGGTCGGCCTCCCCCGGCAGCACAAAGCCGCCCGCCAGAGCCGAGAATGGCAGCGTGATCCGGGCATCCTCCGGCGTGCCGCTGGCATAGTTCCAAAGCCGCACATACCAGCTTCTGGCCGCGCCAGAGGCATCGCGCCCCTCGATGGTCAGGGTCGGGCCATGCACGGCATCCAGCGGCTTAACCCCCGACGAGCGCCAGTGGAAGGTGAGCGTCGTGCGCGCATAATCCCGGTCATCGGCATAAGCGAGCAGCGGGTGGTCGAACCGGTCAACGCTCTCCCAGATCAGTCCGGCCAGCGCGTCGCGATCATGGAACTGCACATCGACCCGCAGCGCATCGGGCGCGGTGGTGACCACCGATGCCATCATCGGCCGGGGGAAATTGACCGTCCAGAAACGCGGATCGAAGCGCTGGATATGGCCGGACGTCTGGTCGCGGCGGCCATTGCAGAGCCAATAGGCCATCGGCTCAATCCTCCATCAGCGCGCGGCGCACGGCGCGTGCGACCTGGCGGCTCGACGCCTGGAGTGCTGCGGGCGCGGCCGATGACGGGGCCTGGATGGTGATCGCGACGCGCACATCGCGGCCCGTCCCGGATGCGCGCGGCTCCACCCGCCCAAAGCCCTGCGGAACGAACAGCTCCGGGCCGCGCTCGCCCACCAGGTAGGGCCTGCCGGCGTTGACCGGCCCGCCGGTTGCCCGGCCAGGCAGGCCCAGCAGCCCGCCGAGCAGGCCGATGGCCGGCGGCATGTCCCCGCCCGACCCGCCCAGGCCGATTGCGGCAAGACCCTTGTTGATCGCCGCCGCCGCAATCTCCTCGATCACCGCCAGCGCGATGCGCTTCAGGTCCTCAAAGCCCAGCGAACCGCGCCGGATCGCCGCGAGCAGGCCGCGTTCGAGAACCTGCCCCGCCCGGCCGAGCCCCTCGATCAGCGTGCCGTCGATCTGGCCGCGCATCGTGGTACAGTCGCGGGCAAAGGCTTGCGTATCGGCGCGGACGCTGACCAGCAGCTGCTCGATTTCCTCATCCATCATCGGTCTCCGTGCCATCGGGGAACAGCGCACGCAGCGCGGCTATCGCATCGGGCGAAGGCGGGGCGGCCAGCAGATCGCCCGGCAAGGCCAGCGCCGCTGCCAGTTCGTCGGGGGTCGCATGCCAGAATTCGTGCGGTCGCCAGCCGAGCAGCCGTGCGGCCATTCCGGCGAGCATCCGCGCCGCGCCCGCGAAATCGGTGGGGGTCATCGGCCCTGCAATATCTGCCGCAGCAGCGTCTTGAGCACCGGCGTCAGCGCGACCATGCCCAGTTCAGCCAGCGCCTCGCTGAACACCTCGCGATCAAGCAGGCAGCGATCGTCCTGGCGGCAATGCCAGAGCAGCGCCGCCAGTTCGCCCAGGCCCAACCGGCCCGCGGCCGCGCGTTCGACCAGATCGAACAGCGGACCGATCTCCTGCTCTGCCGCAACCAGCGCGGTGAAGCTGGGGCGCAGCACCACATCATGGCCCGCCAGGTTCAGCATCGCCTCGCCCCGCGCTGGGTTCGCGATTGGCTCGTCACTCACAGGCTGATCACCGCGCCAGAGCTTTCCAGCGCCAGCGAATAATTGCGCTCGCCGTTGAAATCGCCCGCATATTCGAGACGCGCGACGAGAAAGCGCCCGCGCATCCGCGCGCCACTTTCGAAGCTCAATTCGTAATCGTCGAGCGTGCCGTTCATCGCATGCACCCGGATGGCATTTTCCGCCTCCGAGCCCAGGAACAGCCCGGCGGCAGAGACCGAGACAGAGCGCACGCCAGCGCCGGACAGCAGTTCGCGCCAGCCGCCGCTGCCCTTGTGCGTGATGACCACCGGCTCGCCATTGATCGCCATCTGCGTGGTGCGCAGTCCGGCCACGGTGCGATAAACAGGCGGGCTGGCACCATCGCCGATCTTGAGCAGGAAGGCGCTGCCTTTTTCCGCTGTCATGCATAGGTCCTTTCGTCAGAGGGCAAGCAGCCGCGCCCGATAATCAAGCGTGGCGAGCCAGAGTTCGCCGATGCGCACGGTCCGGCTGCGCAATGGGGTCAGGCTGACCAGCCGGTAGCCGGGTCCGGTGCGCGCCAGCGTCGCCAGCCGGACCTCGATCGCTTCAGCGATGGCCGAAACCGGGGCGGCATCGGCTGATCCGTCGCGGATGGAAAAGGCCAGACGCACCTCGCGGCCCGCGCGGTCCTTCGTCCCCCAATCGGTGGCCAGCACATCGTCGAGCAGCACATAAGGCGCGGCTATGCGCGCCGGGATGCGGTGGAAAACGCCGTTGACCTGCGCGATCAGTGCGGCATCGCCCGCCAGCCAGTCGATGACGGCCAGCGCAAAATCCTGTTCCAGGCTCATCGCAGCAACCTTCCCAGCCAGCGAAGCGCGGAATCGGTGATCCAGCGGCGCAGCAACCCGCGCCCGGAAAGCCGGATACGCCCCCGCTCGCGCATAATCACGATATCGGGCAGCAGCACGCCGATCTCGTCGCACAGGCGTTGTGCGATCCGGTCGGCGCGCTGCTCGCCCATTTTTCCGGCGCGGCGCAATAGCACCGTCCCGAAGCGCCGCATCACAGGCGCACCCTGCGCCATGGACGCCACAACGCGCTCACCATGGCAGGTGGCGCGGCATCGCCTTGATCGCGCGCCAGATGCACATGCGCCGCCAGCCGAATGATCCCCTGGCGCAGCGGCTCGGCCAGATCGCCCCAGTCTGCCACCATCCCGGCGAGGTAGCGCACGTCTATGCGGCTGGCCGATCCGGGATGCAGCACGCGCACCCGGCCTTCGCCATCGGCGGAAAGATCGATTCCAAAGGCATCGCTGGCCAGCGCGAAGGATGTGCCATCGGCCGCTATGCCGTGCACTGCAGTGATCGCGGTTACCGGGCCGGCGGCAAGCCCCTGCCAGTCGCGCGCGACGGCCAGCGTCTCGCGATGCGGCCGGATCAGCAGCGCCTGGCCGATGAACTGCTAGCACAGCGTGGCGGCGCTGCGCAAATGGCCGATCAGCACCGCATCGTCATCGTCGCGGGTGATGTGGAGATAAGCCTTGGCCTCGGCCAATGCGAACGGGGTGAGCGCGACGGGGTCGCTGGTGAGCTGTCCCATCAGCGCGGCTCGACCCGTACCGACATCGACCGTTCGTCGATCTCGCCATTGGACAAGGTCACGCGGTTGGTCAGGGCATAGATCGCCCCGGCCTGCCCGCCGCTGATGGTCACGGTGGCACTGCGCCCGTCATGCCCATCGGCGATGACGGCAAGTCCGCCCTCTCC